AACCAACATTATTAAATTTTAAATTATTTATATCATAAGAATCAAGTGATATATTTTCTTGATATATTATTTCAGGAAATATTTGTAATATTGGCATTCTTTTTTCTGTCTCTTTCATAACATAAATTATGTGTCAAGAAAACAATTTATAAAAGATTACTTGATATATTTCGTACACATGTTTAAATTAGATCTCACCCAAAAATTATAAATCAAGGAGATATTATGGAAAATCAAGAAGTATTGAAGGCTATAGCTACCCTTGCTGATAAGGTGAGTCGTACCCACGAACGTTTATTAGCAGTGGAAAGAGACAATGAAAGACTACAAAAAGAATTATTGGAACATAAAAAAGGTCCTCATATACATACAATTCAAGGTAAGCCACATAACTCCGATGCGACTGTTATGGTAACAGGTTTAGATTCTGATTTAGAATGTGAAGCTTGCAGTGCTTAATAAACTTGTTTTTTTTGCTTTTCTAATAAATTTTTATCTTCTACTGTGAAAAAATTACAAATAGAATATCTAAAAGAACCTCCGCCCATCCACTGTAAGGGAGAATGAAAAATTTCAGAGCTAAAAAAAATAGCTCTATTACATTTAAAACCAATATGTGTGTTTAGTTGATATTCATTATTTTCTTTTTCTTCATAAAAACCTGTTCCATTATTTGTAGACTCTTCACCATGCATATAAATTAATAATTGATATTGAGCACCCATTCCCATATCCGAATGAGGTTTTGGTTTATCAGCAGCTCCTACCATTGTGTAACAAGATGTAATGTGGTTTAATTTTTTTTTAAAATAAAAATGATGTTTTATTAAATCTTTGGTTTTTTCATTTAATTCACAATTCACTTCTAACCTATGTAAATTCCAATAACAGCTGCCTTCAAAGGCTTGTCTAGTTTCTACGGGAGGTGGAACATACTCCACACTTAACATTTCTTGAATTATTATATTATAAATATCTTTAGGAAAAAAATTATCTTGTACAAATATTTTTGACACTATTTAGGTGTTACACCTAACATATCTGCTAAAGAAGGAGCGAATACTTTTACATCTCTTCTAATTTTTTCAACAGTTGTAGATGTTCCTGGATTATCAATATCAGCTTGAGCTTCTTCTTCTGAATTATACTCAACACCAGTGTCTACATGTGTAAGTGTTGTTTCAGTTTTTACTTTGTAGTGTGGAATCTTTCTTCCATCTTCAGTAGTAATGTGACCTAATAATTCAGCAGGTTCAACTATCGGCATCTTCGTTTCTCCAATTTATGTTAAAACTAATAATAACTCTATCATCATTAGAATTATTTGTTTGTACTTCATGTTGTAACCATGATGGAAAAAAAATCAAGGAATTTTCAACAGGTTCCCATTGTACGCTGTGTGCGAGGTGTATAGACGCTTTATCTGTTTTCGGGGGCGATAGAACCTCTGACTGTGGTTTAGGCTCTAGAAACACAATATTTCCACACTTTTTAGGAGCTTTAAGATAAAAGACACCAGATAAGTAATTATATGGATGTGTATGTACATTGTTCCGTGATCCTGGTGGGTTTATCATACCCCACATACCCGTCATCTCAGGATTATAATTATCTTGTACGTCCATGTGATTAAAACAGTCTTTTGCATATTTAAGAATGTCACCAACTAAAGGTCTAAATTTTTTAATACTATATATTTCATCATGACTGTGCCAACCACCAACATTGGACCGTGGCATACCCATCTCATCTTTTTCTCGTAGTTGATAGATGCTATCAATAAGATGTTCGTGGCCTTTAAGTTGTAGTGAAAATACGGGGGTAATAAATAGAGAATGTAAGTTAATCAGAGTTGTCCTTTCGTGACCTCCATAAAACTTGCTATAATGTGCACCTGATTGGCAGCATTGGCTTGAACTTTAAGAACATCACTTTCTTGCAGAACTAAAGGTTGAGTCAATAATTCTGTTGTTGTGTTTGTAGCAACACTCTTTGCTTTGAATACTTCAAAGGTTGCAGCACCTCGGACAACTTCAACATCAACTAAAGTTGTGTTACCAGAGTCATTGCAAATTAAAAGAGATTTTACTACATCCGTAGTAGGCGGAACAGGTGGTGTTGCACCAGCATCAGCCGTAGGAACTGTTATAATAGTTGTTAAATCTGTTGAGGTAATATCTACCATTGCGCTTTTAAAAGTATTAGCCAAGGAAAAAAGCCTCCGACTGTGATTGTTCTTTTAAATCTTGTTGGTAGTTAGTGTTAAGTAAAAGAATAACTTGATCTAATAGTGAAATCATCTGATCAAATTGATTAGCATCATATTCTGGTGTAGCATTAGGTAATCGTGTAATTGTTATTTTAGCCATACATTCCTCCGTAAGGCGGGAAGAAAGAACCTATACCAAAGTTATCAAAATCACCGTAGTTAGATGATTTGTTTGAATTAAAATCTTGTCCATAATTTCCAACTAAACTCGCAATACCTTGTTCAATATTTTTTAATGTTCCAAGCATCTCATCTTGATTAGGGCCCATGATCTGCTGTCCAACTCTGTTGTAAGAATCCATAGGTGCTTGTTGTGTAGCAATTTCAAATGTTTCTGGTCCTGAAACAATGGGTTGAACACTTCTAGTATAATTATTGTCAGGCAAAGAAGCTATAGCTGTATTTTCTATTCCTCCTATATCCTCACCTCTTTCATTTTTTATTGGAAAAAGAGAAGGAGTTCCATCTAATAGTTGTTGACTAGGATCATTAGGATTAACTGTACCAAGTAAATCTTGTGAAAAACTTCCACCTGCTCTTTGTAATAAATCTCCTTTACCAATTGAATCTAAATATGACTTAAATTGACCAATCCCTGAACTAGAACCTTTCATTGTGATGTCTCCTCTTGTGGGACTGCTATAAGTAAACTCAGCCATATCTGCTGTCATCGCACCGCCAGGTTTATAAAACTCAGATTCTCTAAATCCACGTTGATATTCATCTGCTGTTTTTAAAAATTCTTGATCTGCATTTAGTTGATCACTTCCTTGTGGGTCTGACAATAAAATATCACCTAATTCACCAGGTGGTGTCATATTATACATATTTATAGGATTGTTTTTCATTCTTTCTTCTTGTTCTTTAATTATATAATCAGGAACTTTATAACCAAACAAGTTTGTTTGATCCTTACCTATGCCAATAAATTCAGAATTATATGGATTCTTGTTTATTTTAGATAAATCTAATGGTCCTTGTTGTTTGGTAATCGAGCCATAGTCTTGCATTGTTTTAGTTGGATATCCTTTAGTGTTCATAACATCTTTAAAGTAAGCTAAAAAAGCAGGAGTTTTTTGATCCCTTTGTTGCATTCGCATTTGCATTTGTTCTACTAAAGCGTCGCCTTGTAATTGATCACTACCACCACCAGCTAAAGGATTTCCATATAAAGGTTTATCAATCATCGTCTACCATCTGGTCTAAGTTGTAATTTAGTAGATCCAAGTCTCCAAGCTGTGTCATCAACTGTGTTAGTTTCATATTTAATTTTAACCGCTCTGCCTCTTCCTCTTACATCAATCTTCTCTGTAGTGCTAGTAATAGTACCTGTTGTCGTTACATTAGCTGCAGATTGTGGATACTGTTCTAAGGTTAATGTTGCTGTCATATTATTAGTAAGGTTGTCAAAGTCTGGAACTAATCTACTAACTGACATGAGCTGATCGCCATCAGCGATCTCAACAGATCCAGTTGTTAAGAAAGCAGAGATAGCTGTGCCATCTGCTTGATTATTACCTGACTCGTGTGCGTAAATATAAGAAGCCCCTGCCGTTAAACCTAATATAGTCGATACATTTGCTGTTACGGAAGCATCATATTCTGTAGCAATAGGGTTTTCAAATACATAAGCACCAAGCCAAGTTGTTCTTCCAATATTAACAGTATACCAAGTGTTTTCTAAATAATTATAAGCAACTCCTCTGTCTATTGCCGTAGCATTTGCTGAAGGATAGTACCAAATAATTTCATTAAAAGCTGTGTTAATACCACAAGCAATATCATTTCTGTTTGTGTAACTAAGATCATCAAATACATAATCCTGTACAGAGCATGGCATTTTTTTGACAACACCATCATACATGTAAAAAGAATTATCTGACATCCAGTACGCTCTACCATTTATTTCTACTGCTGCATGTTGTGCTATTAATCCACAGTTAGCGCCAAGTTGTCGAAGACCAAAAGTAAAAGGTGTACCAACAAATTGAACACCATGTAGTGATGTATCTGTCCAAACAAGTATTTGACCTGATGATTTAACAGCACCTACTATTCTAGAACCATCTGATATACGTAGTGAACCAGCTTCGTTTGTTGCTACTGGTGTATAATCTGTAGCATCTTCTCGATCAGAAAACCGAAATAATAAATCATCTTGCGAGGCTGGTGTTCCAATAGTTGTTTCTGTACCAAATATCATTAAGTGTCTTGTATCCGTTGATACCAAACTAAATCTAGATGCAGTAGGAGCATTAGATAAAGCAGTTGCTCTTGCATCTATAGCACCTGAAATATCTTTTATAAAAGTTTTACCGTTTAATACAGTGGCTATTAAATCTTCACCAAAATTATCTAATGACCAACTACGAGCGAAGACAGTTACATCTGAAGATGTGCTTGGTTCATTCCATGCACCAGCACTCCAAGTATCTGTGCCCCATCCATAACCATAAGTTGATGCAGTCTCCCCAATATTGATTTGATAATTAGCATTACCTGATCCACCTCCACCAGAAGTAGATCCAGAAGCCGTACTTGTATGTGTAACTGTATATGTATTAGCGTCAACACGTGTTGTAACTTCAAACTCGTTATTCATATCTAAACCATCTATTGCAGAGAAAGAATCAAAAGTGACAAAGTCTCCTTCAATAGCGCCGTGGTCTGCGTCAGTTACTGAAACTGTCGTTGTACCATTTGTTGTAAAAGGATTTGTTAAAGCTGCTGTTTCTCTAATGGGTGTAATGTCATAAAGGGCACTACCTGAATATAAATATAGTTTTCTATCAGTACCTAAAGCAAGATATCTAGTTCCGTCTAAACCAATCCAGCTATGCGTATCACGAACCACGCCCACAATAGTTTTATTTGGATCTGGTAAATAAGACCAACCATTCCATCTTTCAGGCTTTCCGTAGTGAAAACGCACAAGATTTGAGTCAACATATTTACGTTGATCCCCTGCTGCGTAAGCGGTATCTTGTTTATCAATACCTGGTTGGAATTTTAAATCGACTAATTTCATAACTTGACCCAGTATTGTATACTAAATCTTTGTTGAGGAAAAGGTACATCTTTACCGTCTTTTGACTTAATTTCAGTTATTGCATGGTCAATATAACTTGGAAAAACAACCATAAAATTATCTTGATTGGGTATGGTTATAATTTTACCATCATCCATAAAAAGCATATCCCCTCCTGACAGATTATTTCCTTGGTTTAAAATTAAGTTAAAAGTAAATATTTCTGTATCTTTATGCCAATTATAATACCCACCATTATTATATGCTACAACGTGTATGTTGTGTGATTTAGGTTTTTTTAATAAGCTAAAAACGTCTTTATTTTGTTCTACAAAAGTGTTTATACCCTGTTGATAAAACCATTTATGTAAATTTACAATCATGGTGTTGTTAGGTTTTGATTCGCCCCAATTAATCCAATAGTCAAAGCCCCCGCAATGACTACTAAAAAATTGATCGTTATTTTCTTTTGTCTCTTGGTTTTCCCAACTAGAAATTTTAAAATTACTTCTATTGTTAGAAAGCTCTATTCTTATATCTTGAAGAACTAAAGGAGGTAGAAAATTTTCGCATCCAATAATATTTGAAGAGTAGTATTTATATTTCATTTTTTTTCTGTTACAAATTGTGTAGCTACGTTGCCTTTGAATGAGTAATTACCCATGTGTGTCATACCACTAACAATATCAGCATATATTTTACCGCCTATTTTTTGCCATAAACGACAAAAAGCATAGTCTTCCGATAAATATCTTTTTGTATCTGGCTCTATCATTGTGTCAAAAAATGCATAGTTCCAATCAGATGTGTCGTGATATCCAAATGTTTTATCATGGGGATCTCCTAAATGTTGATCTGATTTAAATCTAAGATGAGGATATGCCAACGCCATTTTTTTAAAAACGTTTCTTTTAATTAACATAAATCCTGTGGCACCATCTAAAACTTCAATAAATCCTTTTTTTACTATTACTTTTTTTGGATCTTTAACGTTTAAATTGTATTGCAAAGATGCTGCGTGTAATTCATCTTCTTTAATTTTTGGGTTTTCTTTTACTCTTCTAATAGCTTTTGTCCAATCAATCACCTTTCGTGGATATACTCCAGTTACCACATCTTCATCTAAATCTAACATACGAAATATTGATTCAGGATTAAAAGCTATATCGGCATCAATAAATAAAAGGTGCGTATATTGTTCGTCATCCATAAATAATTGCACTAAGGTATTACGAGCTCTTGTTACTAAAGACTCATTACCGATTGTACCAAATTGTAATTCTACTTTTTTAGTAGCTGCTAATGCTGTTAATTGTAAAACACTTTTAAAATAATCAGCGGTAATCATATTACCATAACAAGGTGTGCCGATAAAAATTTTATGTGTCACTATAACTCACTGTTAAATATTCTATTT